ATGGTTTGGTAGTTTCATTTGGTTTGCTATTGGCCGATAGCCAGCCAGTTACAAGCTATAACCCTACTGCTACCCTCTGAGTTACGTGTAGACATGAAAAAATTTGTATTTGTAATACTCGTTGCTGCAAAAGTATATTCGTAATTTATAGCCCTCTTACTTCCGTAAATACCAATTACAGAGTTAGTAAATTTAATTGGAAATGTTTGTGTTGATTCAGAATTTCCATATCCCCACTGTGGCTAAGCACCTAAAAACAAATAGAAAATGTTTGCATTTGCATAACCAGTACCAGCGTTATTGGCATACATATAAATTTTAAAATTAGTATTAGTTATGTCAGTTATTGTTGCGTATTCTGCAGCAGCGACCGGATCTCCGTTGAATAAAGCTAAACCACCAAAGCATTCGTTGAACGAAACAGGGAAGTTTATTATCTTAAGATTAACAGTATCTCCTAAGATTTTTCCCCACTGTTCAAACGCCTATTGCTATCCAGCCACGTATATAGTGGAGTAGCCCGGCCGCTGCCTTAAACGACGTTAATCCAGCACTAACAATAATGGTATCCCTATCATATGAGTACTCGGATGATGCGGTTATGGTGCAAAAGGATGCGAACGGAATTGGGAAAAAGTTTTCACCGCTGATATATCCAGCTCCCCACTGTTCAAAAGCCAATAGCTATGCATTTCAACGTTGGACGATCCAGATGCGACAAGCGAAAAGCTACCTGGCTTTCCGATGTAAAATCCCAAAGTATATTATTCACGTAATTCTCTTTGCCAAAGGTTGCATCAGCAGCACTCATTACTCCTGTAGCTACCGCAGTATAATCAGTTGTTGTAAATGATATAGGAAATATGCATACTGCTACATATCCCGACAAACTTGCAGAACTTCCCCACTGTGGTTATGCTCTACAGATTGCTATAACCGAATACCCGAAGTCTCCATCGGGGCTGATGCGCACATAAGAATTGTTCCATTCCTCAACACGTGCTGGTTCCCAATTGTGACTAGAAGAAATGTTTTTAGTATGTTTTGTAAGACAAGCAGCATATACTTGTGACGGGCTTATAGGAAAATACCAATTAAATACGCCAGTGTACCCTGACCAAGAATTTCCCCACTGTAGAATTAAGCCGATGTCCCATTTACAATAACCATTTTGTGCCAGACTGTATGAAACTATTTTTCCCTGTGAACTCAACGCAGACAATGCAGTCATAACAAACTTCGTTGTAGCAATCTGATCTGTATTGGTGCCAGCATCTGCTGTTGGAGCCGTTGGTATGCCGGTGAAAGCCGGGCTTAATAATGCTGCTTTTGCCGCCAGTTGCGTAGCTGTCGCATAATATGCCGGTAACTGTCCGCCTAATTTTTCTGCATTATTAGCTAAAGCAGCAGTACCACCATCGGCTGGCAAGGTCTCCGGTGCCCAAAGCACAATCTTCAATACCGCACTCCCACTTTCAACAGTGCTACCAACTATTGATGGCCATATAGGTTCATCGGCTCCGAGTGTCCCCGCCTGAGTAACCTTTGCTATGACCCCATTCGGCAGCGATGGCGACCAAACCAATTGTCCGACTACCACAGGCTTCTGCTCCTGCCACAGCATTTCAACGAAACATCGTAGAATATCGTTGTTGTTTTGCAAAAAATCCATCATAGCAGCCTGTGTAGTTGCACCTTCTTGTGCAACACCATTTACCTTGTTATAAACCTTAAGGGCATCACCCATAATTTTAATCTTCGGAATTTTTAAGGCTGATTCAGCCATCATAAAACCTCCTTCACAAATCCCTGCCAGGTTACATCAACAATTCCTGCGACAGGGTTATTATTTATATCCAACAGCTTGATCCTACAAGGATTACGACTGATAACCGCCGCCCTCGCAATAGTTACGCTGCCGGAATAATCTTGCACAGCATCAATCCTGACTGCTGTTGTATAGTAGTGTGGTGTTTGAATTTCAAGAGAAATACCTTCGATCGGCACTTCTAAATTTTCAAAATGTTCTTCCCTATCCGGTACATCCACGATCATGACTAACGAACGCAATACAGATTCTTCAGTTGTATTCGACGGAGCAAGCACGCGGATCTGAATTACATCACCAGCTTTGACCTGAACCTTACAAGTGTACGGCTTGAATAGTACGGTTTCATCCGGCCAAAAAGCCCAATCTTCCTCATCCCAAAACGGAGCATCCGGAGAATCCCAAAAATTATTTTTGCCGGGAATCCTGTATTCAATTGCTGCTGGACCGCTGATATCATAACGTAGCCAAAATTGTCCGGAAGCCGGCACAACAAGCTGTGCTTTAAGATAAAAGGCATTATACTGCTCACGCCAGAAAGCCCAATCAGGTTGTACCCAAAACTCGCATTCAGGATAGCCCCAGAAGTAAGACGATTGTGGAGCATGGATATATCCATCATCCAAAATAACGCCATTAGTAACAACTTTGCTCCATTGATCAGATGCAAAGTCCTCTTTGTAAAGCACGTTATCTTCAAGCGGATCTCCCAGATTCAAAACACAGTAAGACATACCCTGGCTTTCCTGCCCGGCGTTATCTACAGCTTTTATCATCACTGTATGTACGCCTTGGCGCAGCGCTTGCGTTTCAAAAGGCTGCAGAGTAATAAAACCACTATGCAATTCGTAGGCAGCATTCCAATTTAAGCTATTACCCTGAATATACTTGATCTTAAAGCCAGCAATATCATTCGGGTTCGGATACTCAAACGTCCACCAAAAACGACGGGTGCCACTCGAAAGTTCTTCGTGCTCTAAAGTCGTGACATCCGGCGGCAACTCATCGATGCCTGCGGCCACCGGGCCAACGATAGTACCGGTAGACTGCCGGAGTTTAAGGACAGTAATAACCTTGACCATATACTCGGTAAATGGTTGCGTGTCGAGTTCGCACTCCATACCATATACCGACGCCGCAACCTTCCATGTACTGCCGTAATTATCAGAAAGTAAGACAGTAAAATAATCTGCCTTAGCTCCGTCCGGAAGTTGCCATGAAACAAACATCCTGCAGCATAACGTTCCCTGCTTATTTTTATAAGCAACCTGCCGAGCCTGAAGGTTGATAACGTTTTGAGCATCGTTATCTGTATCCAGTGAATAGTCCGGCATCGGGATCTCGTAATTCTCGTCGAAGATGGCTGCATTATATTCGAGCGCTGTAATCTGGCGCTGATACTCTCCATTACGTGAAATGCTTGTCACGATAAAAGGCTTGCACGTACGTTCTACCGGCCCAAGAGCAAAAATATCATGCACCTGCGGTGGATCAGCTGCATCAAAACCAGTTTCCACAGTGACAGAAACCATACGCCCAACAACATCAATACTGCTTACTTTCCTGCTGTGCAGATTGTCATTGATACTGCGATACTGGAATTGATAATCCAACGTCATATCAACGGTATCCGGATCAATAGCCAAAGTCACAACATAAAGGCCGTTATTTTGATAAATGCGGCCACTGTGGCTCCACTGCGGCACATCATGAGCAACAAGTATCTGATCGCCAACCATACAGCCAATAGCATCAATCTCAGCCGAAAATTCAACACTCTGCAGCAGCAGCTCATTGCACTTCAACTGATATTTTGCTTCACGGTACGCCTGATCCCAGCTGGTAATTCCATTGATCTGTATCTGCGTAGTTTTAGGGATTATACCTGGCTCGTCATAATTGTCGCCGTAGCAGGTCATAGTATCACGTTCATAATCCTTAGCCGCATTATTGAAAGTCAATTCGATAGCATTAGCGCGATCCTTCGTTCCGAGCCAGGTTTGTTTAAAACTACCAGTAACTATATTACCCATCGTAAACATCTGCACCGGCTGCGAAACATGATCCCAAATACAACCAAACCTGGTACCGAATTGCACAATTTTTCCACGACCAACAGGAGCAATGTCTGTATTTACCTGCTGCCAAAATTCGCCGACAGTCGCCATCTCAATGTTGATTTTTAAATTCATCTTATCGCAATGCTCTGCCCATTCCTCGAAACGGTCATACATCATCAGCTCTGCAGGTACACCACGAACGTCTATAACGTTTTGACCAGTACGAGGATCTTCTAATAACCTGGCACCGTGGCAATAGTCATAAGCAGCCCAGGCCGGATTATTAGCTTCTTTTTCCTGGTACCCAACAGACGGATTATAGACCAGGACTGTCGCGCGTTCTTTGATAAACGTCAAATTCGGCGCACTCCCAGAAAGTTGATTTGTGGCCAGTGCTTTAAGACCGATAAGAGCCTTGTTTGGATAAATAAAATCGTCATAAATAACGCTTGATACTGTAGTCCACCAGCACTTCACACCATCCCTGGTACTATTGGTAGCCGCGCTGCGTCCGATCACCGTTACACGAACTTCATATTCGCCAGCTGGGATATTATCGATACGAAAACTACGCCTAACCGCAGTGCTTTGTGCAGCGCTGACACGGCCATTCTTGGTTACTTCGGCAGTTGTGCTGTAACCATCACCTTTAGCCTGCATTGTTTGTTTATCAAACCTAAATGGTCCGACATTGATGCTTCCTGTTTCACCCGGTGAAAATAATCCGGAATACCAACCGAAAGTACCAGCAAAAATCCAAACGTCTTTAGCACTTGGCTTCCCGACACGAATTCGCCAATAAATTTGTTTAATAGTATCCCCATCGCTGTCTGTAGTTTCTGATTTCACCCGCTGCACTCTGATTTTCCAATTTCCAAGCTCCGCAGAACCATCAATCAACTCAGCATTAACTGGGTTAGGTTTTACCACGGTATAGCTAGTGACCAACGGCTTCCATTCACCACTACCGCGAAGCGCATAATCAGCATTGATATCTACCCAAGCGGTACTGAGATTGCCATCGTCATTGGCGTGATACAAGCCTTGGCTAAATTCGACATCAATTATGATGCCCTCGGTAGTATTGCCCGGAATAACATCTGTACGGTATTCATTGTTCAGAATTTCGTACCCAAGCGCACGCGGTGTGATAACATCGTTGAAATTATTTATTATTTCCTGATTGTTGGTACCTGGCCGAATATCAACAGTGACATCCTTATAATTTTCAATTGGATTATCATTGAGACTGACATTGCTGATCGTCAGCGGTCCTTCACCGGCACAAACCATCCAATTCAATACCTGATCGTTATTATTATTGGTTATGAACTTAGCAATACTCTGTCCACCAGATTTTACCTTGCCGTAGGTTATAGCAACAGCATTGCCTTGACCGTCCATGGTCGTAATACCATTCCAGCTGTACGTTGGATCCTCTGTAGAATTGTTAAACTTTCCAAGAGATACCTTTGGACTCATAAATCTGGATAGCAATGTACCACCGATAAGCATCATCCCTGCTGCGGCCAAATAACCAGCTGGCATCCACCCTGCTGTTGTTCCAACAGCAGTCCAGCCAACATTACTTGCTAATCCACCTACACCAAATGAAACAACACTTAGTGCAACCATGGCCACAAGACCTAAAATGCTTTTGCCGCCCTTACCGACGACAGGATGTACAGTTATAAAAGCTCCGTCCATAACCAGCCATTGATCTGGATGCTCGACGATCGTACCGTCAACCTGAATGTGCAGTTCCTGATCCGGCAGCAGGATGCGATATTCGGCGATATAACTTTCAAGCACCTCACCGCTACACTCAACTTGCTTTATTGACCTGTCTTTATCCGGTTCGAACGGATTTTTTACAAAAACAATAGTAATCAAGGGCGATCACCCCACAAATTCATAGAATCCCTCAATCTGCTTCTGCCATGCGATAGACGTAATACTATCAACGCAGCAACCTATTTTTTCTCTTGTATGGATAAAGCGACCGTTACCGATATAAACCCCAGTATGATTTACTACTCCTGGCGGCGAATTAAATCGCAGCGCAACCAGGCATGGTACCGGCAAAGTTTCTCCTTCTGCAATCCGGCGCCATTTCGTAGTAGCAACTTCGCGCCTCAGTATCGCATTGATCCTAGCTTTATCTGAACAGTCCGAATAATACTCACCGATTTCTTTTCCACAACGACGATAAATCTCAACAACCAAACCATAACAGTCAAGGCCAGACTTAACATCGCGACCTAAGTTTTTAAAAGGCACGCCTATCAGGTCGGCGTATTGAATTTCTTTAGCCATATAAGCCTCCTTGATCTATACCCGGAAACCCGCCAAAGCGTTTACTGTTCCCGCGGGCCCGGCAATCTGCCAATGTATGATTACAGCCCTCAAGGTCAGACGTGCAGGCGCACTCTGGTCCTTTGTACCGAAAAGCACAATTATTTTTCTTGTAGGTATCCCACGGCCGCCGAGCCTGCGAAGGGTAGCTGTTGCCGAGTGAAAACGTTACCCACTGTTCAGATGCCGTAGCATCGGTTACGGAATAAACTTCCTGCAGCTCTGGTACCGGATTATCCAAAGCTGTCGACAATACGACATATAATGTTACCTTGGCATTTACACCACCACCGCCATGATTTAGCCAATACTCCATATCACGTGTTGTATTATCTACCTTCAGCTCAACGCTTGGTATAGATCCTGACCCATCCTCTTTGACTGTACCAATCTGAAACGGGAATGCCTGGTATAACTGATCGCACCAGTAAATATCCTCAGTATTTGCAACAACGTGAATATTATCTTCAGCTTCCAATCCCGGCAATTCTATCTTCAGCAAAATCAAAAAAGCGGTCCCACTGCATAATTCGTTCTTGGCAAGCTTGGCCAATGTTGATAATTTAATCGCCATGGCCTACACCTCATTCAGTGTTATAGACACCGTATAATAATGCAGCATCTTTGCTTTGATCTTCGGTGCCGATCCAAAACGTACAGCGTACAGTTTGCCTGATACCGGATCAGTCCAGTCAAAAGCTTCAGCACCAGCTTTTACAGTATTGCAGTAAAAGTCTACAAGCAGCTCTTTTTCCGTGTCCGGCAGCGAATTCCACTCGACAGTAAAAATCTTGCGAATACGTGTAAATTTAGGACGTGTCTGCTGGGATCCATCTTCATATTCTGACCTCAACGTTGGATCGGCCAGTTGTTCGTCCAGCGGATAATCAGGATTTCTAATTCCAGCTGGGAAAATATATTTTGATGCCATATTATCCCCCCTAATAAGTTGTGACAGCTGAACGCAGCACATCGCGTAATCCGCCTTCATTGTTTTGTACTGCCTTCAGTACGATTCCAAGCACAAGGCGTTCTCCGTCAAAAGTTGCACTACCCTTGGCAGCTTGTACCGGTTGCCCACTTTCATTAGTGATCTTCACTTCGATATTTTGAATACCAGCATTACCGCCATTTAAAGCAGCTCTGGTTTGCTCTGCAGTATAAACACGTCCTGGCGTATTTAAGTCAAGGAGCTCTGGACCTTTTTCGCCAACAAGATACATTCCCCCAGGCGCATAACCGCCAGAAGCAAGTCCGCCCATAAAAGAGCTACCAGAATATTTTGTTCCACCAATACTAAAATTGGCCGAATGAGAGAGAATCCCGCCAAGATCAACATTGCCGCCACCCATACCGAACATGCTTGTAACCATGTTCATGACCAGCCCCTGCATAATGACTTTCATCATCATGTTCCAAATGCTATTGGTAAAATCCTCAAAAAGCTGTTCCGACATTTGTGAAAACGATTTCTGTTCCGTCAACATATTCTGGCCAAAGTTGGTAAAGGTTCCCAAGATGTCATCTAACCCTTGCCGCATTGTACCCAATTGATCATATTGCAGGTTTTTGATCTCATCCATTGCTGTACGCCAAGAAGCTGTTAAATCCGCCGATTGAGCATCCTGAAGCTCTTTTGTTGCTGCAGCATACTCCTGTTTAATACGCAACTTTTCTTTTTCAGTAAGTTCAGTATCTTCAAGTTGCTTCTGCAGGTTGTTCCGATATTCTTCAAGTTCAGAAATACGCAAATCATTAATTCGACTGATATGCATAGAATGGGTATCTTCCAGTGTCTGGTAATAATCCATGTCCATACCATGTTTTTCTGATAAATAATCCCGATAATTCTGAGTAGACTGCAAATCTTTGTACTTTTCAATCTGACTTTCTACTTTAGCTATTTCAGCAGGATCCACACCGGCAAGTTGAGCCTTGCTGATTGTAGAATTCATTTTTTCTATTTCTTCAGCAAGCGAAGCATTTGCAACATCAAAAGATGTTCCAGTCTGTTCAATAATCTTGCGGTTTACTTCCTGTGACAGTTCAGCGATTTTCCCTTGATATTTAGTCAGTTCTTTAAGTGCTTTTTCGGCATCACGTTCAGCCTGAGACTTCCCAGTTTTACCATTCTTGGCTTTTTCTGCACTATCACCGAAGTTTTTTAATTCCAAGTTTTTAGCATCAATAGCAGCGGCTTTGTCAGAAGCATCTTTCGCCCTACGTTTAGCAGCAATTTGCGCACTATAATCAACAGCATGTATCCCGGTATCAGGAACAGTGATGCTATCATCAATAAGTACACGACCGGTTTCATCATAAGTAAATTTTCCGCCGTTATTATAGTGTTGATATTTCTGATAAGCACCATAACCAATAGCGGCTACCGCGGTACCAACGCCAGCAAAAATGCCTACTCCAGCAGTCAATTTCAAAGCTTGAATTGCCTGAGTAAGGTTTAAAACTGTAGAAATCAATATCCCACCTTGAAAGGCAGCATTTGCCATACTCCCAACCCATCCGTCGGTTTCTCCAGCCACCATCGCTATTGCTCCAGCGGCACCAGTCGCCGCACCAGTAAAACCAATTACTTTGTTATAAAGTCCTACTGTAGCAGTCCCTTGCCTTCTTGCGGCATTGGCAGCAAGCAAATGTTTCTCTTGTGCATTAATCAACTCTACAGCTAACTCACGCTGTCCTTTGGCAGCTAATCGTGCCGCCTGATATTGCATTTTTCCAGCTTGATCTGAAGTCGCCCCCATTATTCTGTACCTATCACTAAGAGACTGAATTCGTACAGCCAAACCGTTATATCCATCTGCAGTTAATTTGGCAACAGTATTTTCAACCACCTGACGTGTCTTTGCAGCTGCAACGGCTTTATTATGAGACTGCTGTACTACGTTTGAAGCTTGGGTCGCAGCTTGTATCTCTATCTGATAACGTTCCATAATGGATGCTTTTCCAGTTTGGTAATACCCTAAAGTTCGTTGAACAGCCCCACCCAACATTGTCTGAGCTTGATATGCTCCGTTTGTATTATTTGTAACCTGCGCTACATCATTAGCAATACTGCCAACCTTCCACGCCGCAAAACCTGTTGCTATGGTAGTTACATTATCAGCAGCCCACCCTAACCCAGATCCCAATGTACTAACCGCCGGAGTAATTATTGTTGTCATTACTTTCCCGACTTCAGCTGCACCTTTACCAGCATTTATGATATGGTCGGAAAATAATTTCATGTTGTTAATAGTTTCTTTATTCAGTTCAAAACTCTCCTGATCAAGAAACATATTGGCAATATTGCCTAAAGTATCTTTATACGCATTGTAAATATCAACAGTGCCAGTCGCAGCCGATCTAGTAAACCCTTCGGTAATCTGATCCATTAAGCCAGCCATAGTTTTTGGCGTTTCAAGACTTGCACGTTCAAACCCCTTCATCCTCTTCATAAGGAACTCAAAAAGCCCCTCACTGCTAGCTTTAGCGGCGGCAATATCAGCATCGGTCAATCCCAAAGCTACAGCTAACGTACTTGATTGCGGGCGGATACCACCCTGCACCAAATCCCGAAGTTCCTGCACAATCTGGTTTCGTGGCAAACCTAAAGATTTAACCGCATTAACACCGACCGTTGTAAACTCCTTCAGCTGTTCGATATTCATGCCACCGGCAAGGCCAGGTCCCAACAAAGCTCTAAACGTTTCAACTAGATCTTCACTTGTTGCTGCAGTTCGCAACGCCGCATCATTCAAATCGCTAAGAATACCCTGAGAGATGCTCATTGCCTGGTTCCATTCCAACTGCTTGCCGTTAAGTTCAGTCATCGACTGTAATATACCGGCAATACCCAAGCTGTTGGTTTCCATTCCTTTAGCAAATTCAAAAGGACGTTTAATGAGTTCTGCACTCATATCAGCCAAGCCGTACAAACCGGTTAAGGCAGTTACCAAACCAGCCGTCTGTCTAGCTGCAGACGCAAATGTCGGCCCCAAAGCACGGCTCGAACTATCAATTCCATCAATAGATCTTTTTGCTCTGCTAAGTCCGGGACTCATAGCATCCACTAATGATATTTTTACTTTTGTTTCAGCTACTGACATCTTATTTGTCCCCTTTCTCCAGCGCAGCTTCGATCTGTATCTTCTCGATCACCTGTAATTTTTCCAATAATAGCCGTGACATATCAATCCCGGATACTCTTAATAAATAATCAGCTTCCAGCCAGTCAATCCCTATGGGATATGCACCAGCCATGGTGGTCACATATTTCCAACAACGTTGTATGACCTTCCATGCTATTAAAACTTGCCAATTTCCCGGTAATATATCAGGTTGTGCATACACACAACCATTACAAGGTACTTTTACTTGCTTGGTTTCGTAGATTCTTCGGCAATCTTGGCAGTATTCTCCACGCTCCCGTTGCCAAGCGAAGAGATCCTCAAGTTTTTTATTTCACTTTTTCTGACCTCAGTTGTCATGGCTACGGTACTGGCCATGATTGCAATCACTTCTCCATAAGAAAAGTCGTTAATATCTGCAGCAGGATAAATATTTTTAAAAATCCATTCCGCCGCAATCCGGTCTTTCTTCAACTCTGTTTCTTCTGTTTTATTAATTTCAGAAAGCACTTCATCCGTATATCTACAGTGTTCGTTCCATTTCATTCCGCGAACTTCTAAAAGTATTTTTTTATCTTCAGCCATTTTTCAACATCTCCTTATTCATAACTTGCTACTTTGTTTTGCATGGTAACCACGATAGCAGCATTCTCATCGCTATCCTGATAATATGCACTGTATTGTAGTTCTTGTTTGATGCCGGAAGGACCATCTACAGACGGCGAATTTCTGCTAAATTTAATCTCAGGCAGCAGCAAGGACATCTTCAAGTCGCCCGTTGCAAAGGTCAGCTCTGCGCTGGTCTCCGTACTGTTTTCCGCCAGCTCAAGGTACGTGTTATCGTTAAAAAACGCCGTCATACTGCCCGATATATTAATGAGCCCCTCATTGACGTTCGTGCGGTACCCTTTGCCTCCGATAGCATAAGTATCGCCGTCCAGACCAAAGTCGATATCCATTGTGAACGCCGTCACTGTCGCAGTCTTATTCCCGCCGAGAAGCAGGTCGGCCATAAAGTTATTAAGCCTATTCATGACCGGTTCGCTTGGCTTGGCACTGATCGTTGCCGTGCTAATCTTTTCATCACAGCCCATGATCGAGATGGTTGCAGTCAGCTCACCGTCGCCGCCGGCCGAGATAGACATCTTCGACACCTTGCAGCCGTTATATTTTGCATAGGAATTGATTTTAGGAAATCCCTTTTCCAGCACTAACGACGGCTGATCGTCGGCCGGCTTAAACACATGTTTAAAGAAACCTTCCTTGCCCTCAACTGCCGTCGTAGTAGGCGTCCCCATAGAAGCCTTCCACCAGTACCCGCACGCAGTAGCATCCATCGGTACAACCAAGTCGCCGCCTACGTCGATATTACCCATTATCGGTTCAACTGGATCACGGCGACCGCGAATAGTCGCAGGATCTGTTTTATTCTGGCTGGCCGCTATACCACAAGTATTAAACGGCATTTGTACAGCCTTAGTTGCAAGGTCTGCCGGATCCTTACCGAATTCGGTTTCAAATCCCATTTTCAGAGTTGTATACGCACCAATGGCTTGACGCGCATGTAGCTGTAAATTCATTTTTAACAATGTCATAACCCCCTTTAAAACGCTTCTTCATATGACGTACTGAGCGTCTGCTCCATGGTCCATTCACATTCGATATCTGTAACCCAGTGAGTCCCTGCTGAATCCAACGCCCCCAGCTGGATTGCTTTGATACTGCTGATCGGCCGCATACCATCGTTATAAGCGTCCAGCTCCCTCTGGATGAGTATTGCAAAATCGCCAATTTCTTTGCTGCCGGCAAACACTTTAACACCGGTATCTGTTTCAAACGGCTCCTGCCCGTCAACGGCGACCCCGATACTGATATTGCAATGGTAGTGGCACTCCCTTTTTTCGATGCCCTCTTCCTTCCAAAGGGCATAAAAGAAAATATATGGCGCATCTGCCTTTGTCGGTGTAAACGCTTCTGTTGCGTCCCCTACGGCAATCATCGGCGCTTTATGGTAACGCTCCTGACAAAACGCTTGCAGTTTCTCCGATCTGGCTAAATGATCTGCTAAGGTCACGGCAAGATCAGTTAAATTTTTTTGTAACTTACTCATTTATTAACCCCCAAAAACTTGATACTTACGCCCCTTCCCGGCAGTTTTACTGAAACTCCCGCCATTATCTAAAAACTCCTGAGCTTTTGCTGCCACATATGCAGGCAGCTTCGGCTCCAGCTTATTCATGATCGGTTCAAAAAATGGTCTCGCCGGTACCTTTAAGTGAGTAGTATCACCACGTAACGGATGGCCAGCTTTGCCCCAACGCTTCCTTACCCAAGCAGTTACCGGATAATCAGCCCCCTCCTCCTGTATGCGGCCATACTTCGCGGATGCCGCTGATGTCCAGCCAACCTTTACAATACCGCCTGATGCATACTGATAGCCGATCGCATTTATTAATCGCCCGTACCATCTTTGTGGTGCTCCAGGACGAAGATCATTACGAATCTTCCATGGAATACGTTTCGGCCAACTTGATTTAAAATCCCCGCCGCCTTTACGCAGCTCATTCTTTATCTCACGCTGCACAAAATAACCCATACTCTTACTGCAGCCGCGGACAAAATCCGGAGAATTTCTGATAAGCGACTGTAAATACTGAGATATACCATTCTGGACGTTTATCTCAATCATCATCGCAAACCACTCCTTTCGGCTCTTGACGCCGATACCGTAGTATTCCCGGCAAGACTGTCTTTCAGATATATAGCATTTACATTCCAGATCTGCCCTTCATACACGATCGAATCTCCTGGCTTTGGAGCTGGAACGTCTGTATCGCAAACAGTAAACTTGGCTTTATCGCTGACTTTTGCAGCCCGGTTCAGTTCCTTGAAATAGACCTCTGTTCTGTCAAACTCCTCGCCAATCTCTACGATCGCAGAAATTTCGTCACCGTTGTAAACGATTTTCTCAGACAGCGGACCTGCAAAAAACGCTCTTTGCATAATCGATTTGATTGCATCATTAGCCATAAAAACCCCCTTTTTCGCCCGTTTTAGGGTGTAAAAAAATAGGGGTAGGCAAAATCCACCCCTATTCAGTTTTGAAGTTTCTGTTATTCGCCAGGTGCCGATGCTGCAGCGGCTGTCGCTACATCGGCGCCGGCATTAATTTTTACGTCAACAGTTGCGCCAGATGCAGCAGGTGCGGCAGACCACGCAACACCCAGATAAGTATTACTGCCTTGTGTAGCAGTAACCGTCCCGTCATCTTTCAGATAGACACGAGCGCCCTGGTCAATAGCAGCGGCGTCAGTCTCGAACAAAAATACACCGCCTACCGTCAGCGCAATCAGCTGTCCAGTAATGCCAGCAGCTTCGGCTACGCCGCAAATACTTCCGACCACAATAACGTCGCCCTCTGCCACGTCTGCCGTACATTTATAATCCAGCTTATCGCCCTTACGGCGGAAAAAAGCTTTTTCTTTTGCCATGATTTAATCCCCCTTATTTCCCTGTATTTTTTACAAAACCGCGGTAATCCAAAGCAGCGATACCGAAATCAAGGTACATCCGGAAAGAACGCGCCAAGGTATCAAACGAATCCTTAGATTCAAGAATCGGAGTTTTATTGCCATTCAGATAACTGATTTCAATACCTTCTACCTGATTTTTCGCAGCAGCAATATACCAAGCATTTGCATTGATATCATCCAAGGCAGTATCTACAACGATATCCAAGGAATTGCGGAATACGTTAGCCACGCCGGAATGAGCACCGGCAGGATCAGCCAAAGATCTTAACAGCTGTTCCGCTGTCGTTTCGTAAGTGGACGGAATGATCAGATATTTAGCGTTCAGATTCAGGCTATATTTCTTGCTGAAATCTTTTTGCTTTCGGAGCAACTGTCGTGCTGCGGATAAAGTTTCCGTACTTGGCACACCTGCTTTAGCAGCCAAATTACCATTGGCAGAACTGTAAGTAATGCCTGCGAGAGCAGTGTACGCCAAACGGTTGATCTTGCGTTTAAAAGCTGCAGCAAACCGATACGGGAATTTTGCCAAAATATCCAGGTCGTCATTGATAAACAACTGCCTGGTATAATTCCATGCAATACCATCAGTACCGAGCTGGACGGCAGTCTTTTCCTTATCAAGTTTCGCATGAGTGAATTCCCCATTTTCCGGAATCAGTTCCGGCTCCTGAGCCCCACCCAGTTTATAACGATAAGCAGTTTTAAAATCACTCAAGGTCCCTTCAACAGTCCATGCTTCAAAAGTAGTATCCACTTCTGCGTAACCCTGACTCATGGAAAGCTTTACAGTAGCATTCAGCAGATCAGAATATGTACTGCTGGACATCGCCCGGACAAAAAGCTCGTCAGCGTTAAGCTGCAAAACGTCTTTTTCACCAGCGCGCATCAGGATGTCGCGGGCAATATCGCGCTGGCTCATGCCTCGCATTTTCTCGGCACCGTCTGCCGGCTTAGTAATAGCAATCCCGGCACGCAAAGCCAATCCATCACGATATGCTGCACGCAGCTTATCTTCTTCGGCAGCCCCCATCTCAGGCTTAACAGATACTCTGGCAGCATTACGCGTACTAAGCACTTCAAGCAGCTCACGGTTAACTGTCTCAACGTTTGTCCCATCATTGATCCATTTGCTGCGCTGCTCGCTTTCAATATCGAACTTATCACACAATGCGTTGATATCTGTACAGCGTTGGCGTTCCTTTCTTTGAGCAGCCGCACGGATCTCATCTTCATTCACAGACGATGCTGCAGATGCAACTCCGGTCGGATTTGCATCTCTTTTTTCTTCAGTTGGTTTACCTTTTTCATCAGCAGACATTTTTTCTCCCCCTTTTAATTCTCCGGAGCTGCGCTCCGGCACAATATTATTTTCAAAATCGTCGGGAAACGGCAGTGACCGTCCCACGCCAACGGAAGCGTCAGCTGGTACCGTCACTATACTGGCTTCGAACACTTCCCACCATGTTGCAATCCAAGCCGGACCTTCGATTCCGTCCTCAGACTTATGTCCTTTTTCGATAAGAGTCCATTCATTTACGCGATACCCCACGGACACTCCGCGAATAAAGCCGTCCTTGACGAGCCCCATGATTTTTTCTGCTTCTTCAGTCTGGGCAAACTGGATCTCAGCGTAAGCTCGACCGCTTTCTGTCCAGATACGGGTAGGTTTACCGATAACTGCGTCCCGCTTATGATTAAACAGGATCGGCATCACCCCGGCCGCAAAACGTTCAGTATTCATGGCCTCGTCATTGCAGCGCAAGATTTCTTTATCCCCCCACCAGTCAAGGCAAGGCGTTTCGCTGGCGAACGACATCTCCACAGTACGATTTTCTTCGTTAAACTGTCCCAGTGCCGCACTACGCCAACGAGGAATATTCATACGCTCATCACGCGACATATTACGGTAATGTTCGTCATTTAGTTTACTTGGCATTATTCTCTCCTTCCTGCTGTATACCAGCCGCTAATTTTTTTACTGCTTCATTAGCAGCCTGGTCAAGTTCCTCTTCCCAATCTTTAGCTTTTTTAGCAAAAATTTCCTTGAGGTTCGTTTGACCTGTTTCCAACATGAGTTTGTTTGCCAGGGCTTCTTTGTATGGATCAATCCACGGCAGACCCTGACCAATAAATTCATGCTTTAAATATTTGGATGTATTTTGGTAAAAGTCCCGCGGTACTTTATCCGCCGGAATCCTACCGGATAAAATCGCAGACAGCACAACATCCTCAAACACGAAATCCAGGAAGTGGTCTATCAGGAACTGCTGTTCCTGCTCAAAGACTTTCCAATCTTCCAGCAGATTCTGCCGGGCGCTGGAATAGTTGACCTGGCTAACATCACGGCTGACCATTTCATAAGACAGGCCATGTCCCGCAGAAATTTGCCGCAGCATAGCCAGATTATAGTCTGCGAGTTCGCTGCTCTGCCCGCTAGGAACTAGTGTTTTAACATCCTCGCCTGGCTTTAATTTATTGACCGAGCCGGGAACGATACGCTTACTTCCGGCAGCTTTGCCGCTATCACTGCCGCCTGTCGCTACAAGAGAGTTTCCCACAGTCGGCGCAGCATCTTTAGCGGTGGTAATCCATACAGCTATTGCCGCATTTATTTTTTGCTTAAATGCCACCGCCTCAAAAAATTCGTCCAGGTCGTGAATTTTATCCAGTGTCCTGACCAGCGGTGTCATTTCCCGCACTTCACTTGGCCGGCTATGATCAGCCAAGAAATAAACTCGTTTCGCTTCGATACGTTCCGGTTCCAATTGCACGAAAGTTTCAAAGCTATTTTTTCGTAAGTAATATGACAGCGGCTTGCCGCAATCGCTCACTTCGATACCGCCGACTATAACATTTCCCTGCGGTGATTGTAATGCAGCCGGTCCTTCCAGCTCGTCCACCTCTGCCAGCTGAATTTGATACGGAATCCGCCTATCGTTATCGACAACTTTTATAGCCAAAATACCGCCATCAACCAACCGCCGGCGCACTATCATTCTGAGGATCTCATTCAGTGAAAATTTACCTGATACGTCACAGTTACCCGGTCGGCTAAATTCGGACCAAAGTTCTTCAAGAAGATTATTCCAGTCCTGATCTTCTGTCCTGACCTGCAGGTTGAATCCCTTGCCAACGACATTGCGTTCAAAGGCATTCAAGATACTGTTGACGATCTCTGAATTCCGTTCCAGATGACGTGCTTTTCTTCTGGCCAGATCCCGGTTCGGCGAATTCAGTGCTTCAGCGCTTCCGTCTGTCGGATACCACCCGGCAGAATTCCGCCACGTTGGAACATTCTCATAAGCATTAGCGCCACGTAAGGCTATTCTATGCGCCTTCCGCTGGAAGGCCCATCGCGGAGAAAAGACCCCGATAAAGTTATCTATGCGCTCTGCAAAAGTAGGATTTCTCTGATTATTCGTCAACCTTCTATCTCCTTCCGTAGTATGTCAGCGGCGTTCCAAAATACTCGCTGCGACCGCTTGCATTAAATTCGGCTATCTGCTGCTCAAGCGCAGCACGCTCAGCTCTTAATTCACTTAAACTAGCCTGCTGTACCTTACCGTTTCTGGTTTGAATAACTTGCCCGCCCTTCATAACGTTGGATATAGCAGCATCCACATCGGCCAGCCTTTGGTTCAAAGTTTCGATGTCCATATAATCCCCCTAAATTGTAAAACCCGGTTCTGGAATAGCTAATTCCTCATCTTCGGCAGCTGTATCAGCCGGTTCTTCGATAATGCGTTCCTGCAGCGCCCTCATATTGACTAGGTCAGCGACAGCGAAAGCATACACGCAGCAATCCCACCAGTGGTTCTGCTTGGCGCTGGTTTTTAGCTCCCATTTTTCCCGCCCTTTATCGTCTACTATTCGGTGCTCTGATGTTATGTGCTCTGCAAATTCCCTGCTGCAATCGGCATTTAACATCCATGAGCTGCGCCCTATCGGAGTACCGATCCGTGTGGCGATATCGTTTTTATACTGGTCGGTATTGACCAACCATAACTGCAGCGGCATTTTCCCTGGAGATCTCGGTTCGATATTAGTTGCTCGAAGATACGCGGCCATCTGGGTACTACTGCCTTTAACCGGAAACGCTACTCCTTGATGTTGCCAACAATAATCGTAAACTTCTTCAGTACGATAGCCTGCATCGATACCATAGATGCATACCCGGTATTGACTTCGGCCGTCTTCGCCTGGATAAAGCGTTGACATAACCGTATTGATGTCTTCCCACGTAGTTACCTTGCCGTAGCCTAAAACCTGACTTGTTACGCCTGGTCCCCATGCGTGGATTTCCCAATAAAAATGACCTTTCTGCACGTCCACGGCGCCGGTCAATAACTGCGCCCAGCTGGGAACGATGAACATTGGGCATTCGGTCTTATGCTGCAGCACGATATCCACATCCATAACAGCAGACTTGCTTTCCCACGGTTCGCCCAGCCAAGAATTAACAAAGTTCTTAAGCTGCAGCGGATCATCTTTTGAGCGAATGAATTCAGCTGCCATCTGCCCAAAAGTTACCCAGGGCGAATACAACGAGTTCAATCCATAGGCAATACTGCGCGGCTTTCCTTCTACCTCGTTAAGTGGTACCCATTTCCCCTGCACCAACATATCAGGCTTGTATTTATCAGTAATATGCTCATGACATTGAACGCACTCATAATGTGTATGTTCTTCTACATAGGTCGCTTCCTGCTTAGAATCAAACTTTACATGCTCCCATTTCAGCGGCTGCATCTCGCCGCAGAACGGACACGGCACCTGATATTCATACCGCACGTCCGCTGCTTCATACAGCTGATAGATCTGTCCCGTTTTTAACGTTGGCGTTGACCAGAAAAACAATTTTCTCCGGCCCGGCCAGTTCTTGGCACGTTCTTCCGCCAGCTTCAAAGGGCTGGCTTCTTTACCGGCGATCTTAACGTATTTATCGATTTCGTCCATAATAACCGTAGGCGATGACCACGAAGCCAAATCCATTGGCGACCTGGCACTGCCAAATTTACAAAAGCCGCCGGCAAATCGCAGCATTGTATCTTTACTGTCGCCGCGCTGATATTTGCCGTCGAAACACCGATTACTTTCAAGAACCTTCTGCAACCGATCAGCCGAAAACTCTTTCAGTGTTTCATCGTCTGGCAGAACATAAATAATACGTCCCGGTCTCTGATCGATTATCGACCCGACAATATTAATGCCGCACTCGGTACCGCCGACCTGAGTCGGTTTCAGAAAGATAATTTTTTCGACACCTTCGCGGTTAAAAGCATCCATGATATCTACCAAATATGGAACGATCTCATTTCGCCACGGCCCTGGCCGGCTGGTTTCTTCGCTGCTCATATAGCGATTTTTAGCCGCCCACTGACTCACTGTCATCGGCTCATCGGGCTTTATTTTTTGAAATACCCTTTTAAGAACCTCTTCTAGGGCGTCCACCTGTTTTTTTAGCAGGTCGTCTTGATGCCGGAGCGCAGAATCTTCCGCTATCAGCAACTTCTTTGAGCCCCTCTCTAACATAGGTATCAATCAACCCCCTAACCTGTGGCGCCAGTTCCGGATATTGACTGTAAATTTCAGTCATAACATGATCAGCGATCGCCATCATGCTGGTTCTGATACTACCAAACGCTTCCGTTAGACGCTCTTCAACCAACACAACAGAGATCAGCTCCCCGCTTTTTATCCTCAGTTCCTGCTCTGCTATAGCTGCTCTGGCCTGTTTCAGCCGAGTATCTGCAGCCAGTTTATCAGCTTCAGCTCCTGGACCACCCTGAATCCCAACAGCTCGCCCGCGCCAATTTACCAGCGCTGCAATATCCCACCAACCACGCTTTTCCTTCGGTGCGCCCTTCTTCTCCCAAGCACTAAGCGTCTTATCCGATATCTGCATAATTTCACAGACCTTTGAGGATTTTAACAGTAGGCGCTCATCTGGAGTTATTTCCAGCCAGTTTACCTGCGGAGCTTCATCGTCACTTTTATCAAATTTCGCCTGCAGCTCCAAGAATGCTTTAGCAGCCTTCGGATCACCACGAACATGCTTCTTTCGCTGCTTTGCTTTCGGCGCTCCAACAGGACCTTTTTCAATTACTGTTTCAGTAACTTCATAACCTGTCGCGTTCTTTTTGAGCGACTCCATAACCTCTTCAATTTTCGGATCCTGTGGTTTCGACATCGCATCACCTAAATTTTCTTCAAATCGAGAAAATTCGATTTTTGCAGAATTTTTGTTTTTTATAAAAGGACAGTCTATTCCCGCTTGTAGAGCGGTTTTCATCCTTCTATATATAATTTTGAACCATTAACAAGGCCGATACAAGTACATCAACCCCCAAAAAGTCGCATAAGTGTCGCATCTTTGCGGGACAAAAACGTCACCAATATAAAAAGCACCCCAAAAAAGGGGTGCTTTTTATATTTTTTTCGCTTTTAATCCTGTCGCTGCTTCGAACCTATTCAAGATCACCGTACAATACACAGGGTCTATCTCCATCATATAGCATCGGCGGCCAGATTGTTCGGCCGCAATGAGTGTGCTTCCGCTGCCACCAAATAAATCAAGAACAATTCCACCTGCTTTACTACTATTAACAATAGCCTTAGCACATAGAGCAATCGGTTTCATAGTTGGATGCACATCATTGCGCAGAGGTTTGTCTACTCGCCATATAGTAGATATATTATTTAGATCCACCAATTCATAGCTCGGTACCTTAATTGCAATATCGGTAATTCCATTCAGTATGTGTATAACAAAGCCACTTTCAGATTGCTCCACAGTTATTGGTAAATCATCAATTACAGTCCCCTGCTTCCGTCCGCCGTAAAATTTATGGGCAGCTCCTGGTTTATGCCCATATAAAATTGGTTCATGCCGCCATTGATAATCATTTCGGCCAAGAGTAAATACATTCTTCAGCCAAATTAAACATTGCTTTAGACTTAATCCGCTTCCTGTAAATGCTCTTCGAAATTCATTACTCGCACCGTCAGCATAGCAAACATATATCCCCGCCCCAGGCTTCATGCTTTCAAAACAGCAATGCATAACTTTATCAAGGAAAATACCAAAACTTTGATTATCCATTTTGTCATTTTTTATCTTCAATTTTTCCTTAGTAGCGCCAGTATAATTTACATTGTACGGCGGATCTGTAAATACCATATCGGCCAATTTACCATCCATTAGCAACGTAACGTCTCTCAAATTGGTACTATCTCCACAAAATAACCGGTGAGATCCCAGCTCCCATATTTCACCATAACTTACTCTGGTATTATTCCTAGCTTCAGCAATAGCGCTTTCAATATTGATATTATCTTCGACGATTCCATCTTGACCTATTTCGGCAAGCAGTCCGTCTATTTCATTATCACGGCAGCCGAATAAAGAATAATCGAATTCAGCATCCATCTCCGCCAATATATCTTTAAATGCTTCCTTATCAAATTCAGACAGCTCTGCTATTTTATTGTCAGCAACCATGTCAGCATACTCTGCCGCCTCATTCTCATAATCTTGATAATCCACTGGTACCATTTCCATACCAAGATACTGAGCTGCTGCTAAACGCCCATGCCCTACAATCACATATCCTGATCTTCTGCTAACTACGATCGGACGCCGAAACCCCTGATTTTCTATAATCTTACCTAAAATAATAATTTGCCGCTCCGGATGTTTATTCGGATTTTTAGGATGCGCAACTAATTTATCAGTATTAACCAATTCAGTATAGCTGCAACATATTTTTACATCAGCCATTTTTATTTACTCCTTCAGCCATTGCTCATAAATTTCTGTCGCAATATGTGCCATCATATTCGGTGGCACACTCATTCCGCAAACATACTGCACGTTCATGCCATCAAAATCATAATCCTGTGGGAACGTTTGGCAATTTATAAAATCACTACTGCTAAATCGCTTGCCGTCATACATCCGGAAAAACATCCCAGAGGAAATTATAGTGTTGCAAATTCGGTCATCTTGAACGATATAATCATTGAAGCTTATATTGTGGCCATAAAGCCTTTTATTTATATCGCCTAAACTGTGATCAGATGGCTGACGTTGCTTTAATAACCTACTCGTTTTTGTGCCATATTTGGTCGCTATGCCATCTTTGCTCCGCACCTCAGCAAAGTATACCTTTGGCCTATTAAAATTTAATACAAGCGGTTTATGGGCCTGATTAGTTGCAATAAAAAATACTCGTTCCCGTTTGCTCGGAACATCCATAAACGCAGCATCTAATTGAAACAGCTGCACACGATATCCTATTTTGTGAAATTCGGCAATTATTTCATTGACATAACCTTTCGCATTGCCCTTGACTATACCCATGACATTTTCAGCAATAACAATTTTAGGCTTCAGCTTTGCCACAGTTTCTAAAAATACAAAAAACAAGTCATCCAATCTCTGACGCTTCTGGCCTTCCCTAAATACTTTTTCCTTATTCCATGCCCGTTCTCGCAACCCAGCCATAGAAAACGTGCTGCACGGCGGAGAACCATCCAAAATGTCTAAAGAAAAAAGTTCTTCAGGAAGCTCCTTCAGTTTATTGAAATCGCGCAGGTCCATACAGTAATTAAACTTTGGTTGGTGATTTTTCACATACATTGCATTTATTTTAGGATCAATCTCAACATTTCCAATGACATCAAAACCAGCTCTTTTATATCCCATAGTAGAACCGCCACCGCAGGAAAAACAGCTAAAAACTTTGATATGTTTTTTATCCTGGACTATGTTTGCCAGATCCCATTTATAAGAAAACTCTGCCATGATCAAAATTTAAACCCGCACCTGGGGCAAGTATGTTCAAATTTCTCATCATCAAATTTACCAATGTCGATTTCCTGCGTATTATTTTGCTGTACTGCCCGTTCGACACGACCCATAATTTTATCAATGTCATCCTGCGCCATGCCGAAAAGTTCTTCGTCAAAATCATCCAAGTCCTGAAGCATATCCGATAAAACACTGTTATCGAATTCCGCAAACTCGGCCACTTTATTATCAGCAACCATATCAGCCCATTCCTTGGCTTCGCTTTCATAGTCCTGGTAATCTACCGGCACAGTTTCCATTTCCAAATATTTCGCTGCCAGCAGCCGACCATGGCCGACTGTAACGAATCCCGATCTATTGCTGACCACAATCGGCCGTCTGAATCCTTGTGATTTTATCAACTTGGCCAATATCTCAATTTGTTTCTCTGGATGCCGATTCGGATTCTTGGGATTTTCAATAAGTTCATACGGATCCACGAGCTTGCCATAAGAACACATAATTTTTATGTCCGACATTTTTATCACCTCAAAACCATAGTAATAAAAAAACAGGCTATTAAATCAATCAAGATTTAATAACCTGTTAATTAAACAATCATAAATCGGTACCCAGCTTATGCCCCAGCTCCAAACATATACAATTCAGCCGTCGGTAAAACTGAGAACGACTGAGTCCCATTTCTTTTGCAATCTGGTTATCAGTCATACGCGGCCGTGGTGCCCAAAACTTTAACTGCAGCAACTCCTCGTCCTCTTCCGAAATCTCTCTCCGAAGTGAATCAATTGCTCCGACAATTTCCTGCAGCATAGCAATCCTGGTTTCAATGTAAGCTGCTTTTTTACTACCGCAGTCAGCTCGATAAGCCGGATACTGCAGCATTTCCATTCTATTTTGGAGCCGCAGCAGCTCATTAACGGATTGCTGGTAGTCGCGCAGTTCCGCGCATAAATATTTTCTTGTTTCTTTTCGCACGACTACCGTCCTCCGTTTATGCTTCCCGAAAATCAATGTCCGGAAATTTATATAGTAGCATCTTTTTCTTCAACAAATATACCTGCGTCCGCATCCCTTTCGTGTCGACGTAATAAACGTGACCGCCAGCTTCCGTCACCTTAAAATCAGCCCGATATATAATTGGCCTTATCTTTTTACCTTCGCGCTCATATCCAGGCTGTAAAACAAATTCTGGCTGTAGTTCGATACCAGTTACCGCCCCCGATCTCTTTAACCAAAGCAGATTGGTATAGTAGTCAGCTTCTTTTTGGCTGTCAAATAGTATGCCGTCCACTTCTGTTGTTTTGTTATTGTATTTGGATACGGGGGCAGTTTTGGGGACATCTAATTTCATTGCACTATCGGCGCGTACTCTCGACAACAGGTGTGCCGGCAGCTCATCCCACCGCATCTTCGTATTTACATAATATTTCTAGAATATTCCTATTGTTAAGAATGTCGATAGCTTCAGGAACTGTAACTCCAAATCGTTCAACCAATTCTCTGCCTTTGGCTTTAAAATCAGCTGCAATAACTGGTTGGTTTTTATCTACTATATATTTTTTTATAACATTTGCAGTAAGTTTTTCCATCATTATCTCTCCTCGGTCAAAATAAGCTTTCTTCCGGAACGTTTTTCTTTTTAGACTTCGCTACCGGTGATACTTTGCGGGCTCTGTTTGCTCCACTGCAAGTACTCCAATGCGGAACATAGCCAAGTCCTGATTCAGGATTATCTGTAATTGTAACCGCAAGGATCTCACCATTAAGCGTTACAATACGTTCTTTTCCGCCAAGATTATACCCGACCTGATCTTTATTGACTGGTATTTTTGCACCGCTTTGAGTACGGATAAAGAAAATTTGCTCACCGCACTCCCGACAGACGATCATTCTAAAATTAGTCATCATTTTTCTTTACCGCCAACCGGTGCAAAAAGTTCATGCGTGCCATTTTTTAGTGCCAATTCTTCTTCGGATATTTCGTAGCCTAATTTTTCTAAAAACTCATATACCAAATCAAGTTGTTTATTACAACGATATCGTTCATTCCAGCCGTAATAGTTTTCGTATTCGCTGTCCAACATAAGCCATGTAACATTCAGTAAACTTTTTTCTGGTTCTGCAGCAATCTTATTTTTTATAAAAGCGGCCATTATGTCATCTTCCTTTGCCGCATCTTTGATGATGGGATTCTCACCAATAAAATCAGTATAGTCTTCGATGTCAGGTGAACAGGAACGGAACGACCAGATCATAGGAGCCATATTATACTCAATGATGGTGGTTAGTTTCTTTTTAGCAACCGCATTGGAAATTTCTTTTACAAAATTACCCCTAAGTTGATACGCCCGTTTTGTTATGGCTTTTAGTGCCTTGTTGCGTCTAGCTCTTTCAGCTCTTTCAGTATTTAATCCTTCATCATTTTGAGAAACATCATTTTGCTTTGTATATAACACAACATCGCCATTTGCAACTTTATAAAAATACTCTACAGATTCGGCATCATCTCGCTTTTCTACAGTAAAATTTTTCTGCCTAAGTTCATATTCATAATAACCACGAATATATTGCAAACCATCTGTATCATCAACTGGTTTTGCAAATTTTGCCAGTTCAGCAATTAGAACTTCTCTATTTTTATTTGCTTGCTCTTTATCAATGGCACTCTGCAATTTCCATTTGAAATTAGCTGTACCAATCGCTTCGAGCACACTGTTTTTCAGATCAACATCTTCTATTTTCTCCAACTCAATGTAATCGCTTAAGGTTGCCCCACGCTCAACTGATTGCCGAAACTTTTCTTTATCGAGATCCAAAAGTTTTACTCTACGCCGAACGGTAGTCGTTGAAAGCCCGGTCTTTTCTGAAATATCTCCTACACTCTCGCCAAGATCCAGCATCATCTGAAACCCTTCAGCCTGCTCATACAAAGTTAAATCATTACGCTGCATATTTTCCAGAAGCATTGTCGCAATTTGTTCGCTATAGCTCATATCCGATATAACGCACGGCACTTCTTTCAAACCAGCAAGTTTAGCAGCAGCAATGCGCCGATGACCAATAACAGCAATATAACCCATTTCTTCTTGTTTGACCGGATCATCCGCTCCTGATTTGGTAATGTCGGAGAACCAGGGCACAACAGTTAAGTTCTGCAGTATCCCAGTTTTTCTTATACTTTCTGCGAGCTCGCTGAGGTCTCCAAGCTCTTTTCGAGGATTATTGTAATGCGGATGGATTTTTGAAACATCTATGTTTTTAATCACAATTCATTCTCCTTTCGCTATAACTATTTACTCATACATTGCCGCTCCTTAAGTGCGGCATTTTCTCGCTTTAATCGGGCCTTTTCACCACCGAGCTGGCTATTTTTCCGACGCAGCTGTTTGATTTCCGTCAAAGCCTGCAGAAGTACTGACTTTAATACCGGTATATATTGATCCTCCGGCTCATCTTTAATCATTGCCATCATGGCTTTTATATCCAAGGATTTCACATTTAACCACTCCAAACTTATATTAAAAGGCCGCCCCTGCGGGCTAATCACCTCCGCAGGGCATACTTCCCAAATGTGATACATTGCTTGTATATAGCACGCCGAGACAGTAGCGAGCGGCCTATTTAACTAAAAAATTAGGGTAACAAAAAATTACTGTGCCTGAACTTGTTCGTTCAATAACGACCTTATCCACTTCCTCCCATCCAAGTGAATTCAGTTCAGCGTAATCACCAGATATAAAAATTTCAGTATCATCAGGTAAAAATTTTATTGCCTTAAGCAATTCAGCTTTAGTCATTTTATCCTTCCGCCTCTCTTTTGAGCTCGAACAATATCAACAAAATGTTCGTTAAGCTTCTTGTTATATTCGCGTCGTCCAGCATTCACCTTATCGGACTCCGCTTTGAAAACTTTAAATTTTTCACAGTTGTCCCAGCAGGCAGCGTGCCTGTTCGGGCATCCCTTGCACGGGCTTTTCTTCATCACAGTCACCGCCTTCTATGAGTTCTGCAGTATATATACGCTTCCCCAGAATTTGATTGTAAATAAAATTCACCTGGAAACTTAAAAACCAACCTTTGGCCAAAACTTTATGCCCTATGCCAAACTGGTACCAAATAACAGGCTGTTTTACCAATTCATCAAGACTGGTTATCAATCGCCCTTTTTTATATTTTGGTTTACTCATGCCTTCCACTCCTTGTATCTATCTACGCAGCAGCACTCCACCATGTTCCCGTCAGGCCCCTCAACAAAACCTTCTCCGTGACACGCAGGGCAATTCCGTCGGTACTTTGGCACAAAGGTTTTAAAATAGCCGCCAGCAAAAACATGTGGTGTTTTCATGAACTGCTCTTCAGTCTTGCTCTCGGCTACTATTCGTCCATACTTCACTGCCGCGGCAATCAAGTCAGCCTGATCGCCGCCATACTCAAGAAACTTTCGCAGCGCATCCTTCGCCATAGGTACACTGATCCCGCGTTTTCGTGGATATACCGTTTTGAACACATCCCAAAAACAATCTACTTCTTCGGCTACTGGCATAACGCTAACCCCCGCTTCTTGTTTTGGGATTAAATTATTATCAAAATCCAATCCGTCAACCGATCCATCGTCAGAGTTATCCACAGGGGTAGTATCTACTTCTAACGTAGTATTTACTTTACTATTCTTTACTTTACTTTCCTTTACTTTACTTTGTCGCATTTCTGTTGCAGAAATGGGCATTTCTGGTGCGGAAATATTTGTTTTCGTTGCAGAAACCATTTTCGAGATCGGTTTTTCAGGTTTCGGCACCCCTCTTTTTTTGAAAACGTCAGCAAGTCGATCTGTAAAATTCTGGCACCAGATAATTTTATCCACAGCCCAGAGGTCTTTATCAATAGCACCCAATCGCCCTAAGAAATTTAACATATCTGTCACCTTATCTTCGTCGATCATGACCTCTGTGCACAAATATATCCAGGTCGCTTCATCGCTGCAATCCATATACAAGCCGTCTCGTTCACCAAGCAATTCAAGCAATATAAACCAAAAGGCATAGCCATCATTGCCGAAGCGTGAGCGTAATGCTTTTACAGTTTGCTTTTTTTGAGCGCCAACATCGTGGCTATAGTAATCGACGCCTATTTTTTTCGCCCGTGCCATGATGATCTATGCCTCCGAATCAAAATTTTTTCGCTTCGATATTTTCGCCGCTGCGATCTTCTCCAAAAGGTAATGTCCCCTGCCGGTTCTTCATCGACAACCAGTCACCAGCTTCAATAAGGTTCGGCAATATCGATTCTGGCTTATCCCAGCCATATTTAAGGTTACTGATAACCTCAGTAAAGCCTTGTACATCATAATTTCTTAAACTGCCATCAGGGCTGATTTTGCGCATTTCGTTGTATAAATGCACTAAACAATGTTCGAAGCTCTGCTGGTATTTATCAATATTCCCCTCATAGATCCTGATGACATGAGTAAAATTACGCTTTGACATCTGGTTTATAATTTCTTGCCATTGCTGCGATAATACTCCGATGTCCATAAATACCGGTTTTTTGCACGATGTTTTTTTACCTTCTTCGATTTTCACAAACAAAATAGCTGAAGGATTACAGCCCTGCAATTCTTTGAATTTCTCCCATAATGCCTTAGCCAACGGGGTATAAATATTATTTACAATTTTGTACTTCCCTCCGAATTCAGGTAAAACAACTACATCTTCAGGATGCTGATCTGAAAATTCTTTTTTTACACTGGAAAAATCACCTTTCAGTGGTTCGTCCTCGCAGATTTCTTCACTGGACAAAAATTCTTCCTGCTCCTGACGAGCAGATTCACGATTTTTATTAAATTGAGCAATACTTTGTACAGTAGTCATTGTTCCCACTCCTTACGCTTCACAAATTTTTACTGGTTTTCCAGTTACAGACTGGATCTCTTTTTTAAACCGTTCCTGATCTCCGTTAACGCTTGATATATGCATTAGATAAATAACCTTGACTCGAGACAGGTCCTGATCCCTTAAATACGATTTCAAATTATGCAGGCTAAAATGGCTTGTTAATAACCGCTTGGCCTGCGATTGAGTAACCCTCCCGCTCAAAAGATTTTTATCGAGAATATCGAGCGCATAATTGCACTCGACCATAATTTGAGTTAAATTTAAAAATTTATACGGCAAAAAGAAAGTGTCCGTCGCAAAAAGCAGCCTATCTTCGCCATCCTCAATAACAAATCCCAGCGGCTCCGCTGCATCATGTTGTGTCCTAAAAGGCTGAATTCGCCATTTGCCGATGTTTTTTATCGTATCATGGCGAACTACCTCAGCATATTTTGCGACATCGCCAAGGGCCGCTTTCGTCCCTTCCGACATATAAACCGCAACTCCGTTATCAATCAGCTGCATAACACTTTTGGCGTGATCTCCATGTTCGTGAGAAACCAGCACACCATCCAATCGCCCCAGCTGGTGTCCGGTTTTCTTTCTGATATCGCTAAGTTTTATCCCCGCTTCTATAAGCAGCTGACTGCTACCGCTAATTAAGCGGTAGCAGTTTCCATTTGAGCTGCTATTGAAAACTTCTACTTCAATCATCAGAACGAAGGTTGCCTTTTCTGCGCTACTTTCGGTTCTGGGGCTACAGCTGCAGGTACTTTTTCAGACTCACTTTGTACTTTGATAGCTGGTGCCGGCATATCAACAGTCATTACCGGCGTATTGGCAATAAGGTTCTGTGTTTCAGCAGCCTTTTCATGTAACCCATAAGAACCGTCAGCCAACGGTTGAATATCGATCGTATCTTCAATTTCTTCAGCCGTATGCAATCCCATTGAGATTTCAGGAGCTACCGTCCTAATAAGAAAGGCAGCTGCACGATATTGCATCATTAACTGCGGCATTGTTTTCCATTTGCTACCTAATTTTCCATACCAACCTTCATCCTTGGCCATTTTGATCGTAACATCAACACTTCTTTGTTTTTCATTGGTGGCCAATTCTGTACAATAAGCACGGCAGCCCCATGAATCGGTATTTTCTTCGCCAATAAATTCGTATTTAATACTGGAAAATCTACCGCAAGTATTAAAACAAGCAATTAGAAATTTGCTACTCCAGGAAGGATTGCCATTAACGATATATAGATTCTGCATAACCATAAGCGGCTCAGCATTCATTCTCTGCGCCATATTCAAGGCAATAAGAACGTTCGCCGGTTTACTTTGAAATGCTTTAGGAACAATATCAGCGCCCGCAAGTAACTGCGCTACAGGCTGCAATGCTATTAATCCGCGCACACTTTCTCCCAAAAAATCTATATTGATTTCATTTTTTAACAATTCATTTTTTTCAGCCATTTTCCATACCTTCTTTCTTAACTTTTTGAAAAACATCAGCATACTTAACTACTACGATTTTATATTTTGGCCCTGGAGTAATGCTTGAATTCACCTTCACCACAGCCCGGTCTGCATTTCCACCCACGAAAATACCACTTAACACCATCCCTGTTTCAGGATCCACAAAATATACCGGCACTTCGGATTGCCAAAGGATTTGATCATTTGCAGGATCCGGACGCTTCACCGACGGAACATCAATGACCCAATCCTGAGAAGCTCCTGCCGATTTATAGCATTCTCTCTCCGTTTTCAGGATCAAGAGCATGGTGACCATTACGAATCCTATCAAAATACATGCTGCACATATCTCAACCGTCGTCATTCTCTCACCACCCTAATCTCTTTATCAGCGCCGCTTACGATTAGATTAATAACCTGCTCTGGACATTCCGGAAGCTGCACTACACTTTCGCGATTATCAACGAAAATCGGATTACTTACCTTCCTGGCTGAGCTGATCGCATTGATAACATCGATACCGGCAATAATTTTTTCCGCAGTTGACAAATTACGATACGGAACACCATTCATCATCAACTCACAGGTTTCCTTGATATCATCGGTCGATAAGGTTTTTGTGAAAAGCCTGAAGCTGACAAACTTAAACATTCCGTTTGTATGTGCAGTACCTAATTCCGCAGCAGTAGTGCTCCACAACTTAACCAACGATTTTTTACGCTGCAGATCATCGACAAGATGACGAGCCGTATCACGCTCTGCAGTCAACCTTGCAATCCGCTCACGAACTTCGGATTCGGTTTTGATCTTGGCCAAAGTTTCGTTTGCAGCAGACAATGCTTTCTGATAAGGCTCTAACTTGTCATCGATAATCCGGAGCTGTACCTTTACGTCAAGCTGGAGTTCTTCCAATTTTCGTCTATTCAAATCAACTCGATCACGAACATTCAAGAATCCTTCCATTGCTTCAAGCGGTCTGGCTTTGCTTACTGCAGCTGCCATTGCATCTAAAATTTCCCGTTTTAAAGCTGGAGCTTCAACCTCTAAGCCAGAATACTTATTGATTTCAATTAACAGCTTCCGGTTTTCTTCAACCAGTTTTCTTTTTTCCTCGCTCAGTTTCTGCCCTTCTGCATCAATATCACCTAAACTTTGACTTTTACGCATGTTGAACTCTTCCAGCATTTTACCTGTCATTCCAGCGTCATATGGACGATGGCAACACGGACATTCTGTCTCGTCAAAGATTTCTTCATCGATTTCAGCCCATTGCTTCCGCAACCCTTCAAGAGTTGTATCAATATTTTTAATACGATCTTCACTGATACGATACTGCTGCCGCAGAGGTCGTACACGTTCGGCCGCATTTACAACGTCACTGTCTAGAATGGCCATTTTTTCTAAATATGGCTTTTTGACCTCAGCAATCAATTCCCGATGTTTGGCTTTAATTTCTTCCATCTTTGCTTCAAGAGCTGAATTTTGATCGGTAATATTTTTTACTGCAGTACCACTGACAATAGCTGCACGTTCTTCTAATAGTTCGTCAACAGGCTTCTGTGCCAATAAAATACGTTCCCTGGCCTGTTCTTCCAACACCTTAATATCATCAAGTCCGGTTAATGCTTTACTGGCTTCATCGATCCTAATCTTGGCTTCATTGATAGTTTTAATATGCATGTCCAGGTCCTTTTGGACGATGTTAGCAAAATCTGTAAGACCATGTTTCTCTACCGCCGTTCGGATCTCTTCAAGCTCTGGCTTTTCTGCAATAATATCGGCAGCCGTAACTTCACCGCCCAACGCCATGATTTCTTCCCGCTGCTCCTTCCAATGCAAACCTGGAAAATAGGCTGGATCACTAGTCAAGCGCAGCAAGTCTAAATTCACATATTCCTGTACCCAAGTATCAAACTGCCCTGCCTTTTTTGGCGCACCATCAATAAAATACAAGGTTGTATTCCCTCGCAATTTCTTCGGCGCCGTTCCCGTCGATGTCGACCAATCCTCTCGCAATACTCGCGTCAAAGTATATTCCACACCTAAAATATCAAGCACTGCTTCAACTGTTACATCAACGTCATGAACAGGTTGGCCCTTTTCGTCAAAAGGTCTGAAATCAACATCTTGGCGACCATAGCTATCCTTACCAGTCAGAAGCCAGAAAAAAGCGTCTTTAATCGATGTTTTGCCAGTACCATTGGCACCGAAAATATTAGTCACCGTTTCTGAAAAATCAATCATAAAATCACGATGACCCTTGAAATTGGTCAGTTTAAGCCTTTTGATTTTCATTTATGGCTACCCCCCCAAGAAAAAAGTTCATTACTTCCTCCCAGCGGTCCTTTTGCGCAGCTTCTGTGTCAAAATTCTCAAATACAGAAGTTGTGCGGCCATTTTCTATTACCGCATTAAAAATAATCGACCGACCATTAAGACCACGCCTAATGCCTGTAAAACAATCTTGACGAATGATTGCTATATTATCCGCACCATCCTTCATAGATCCATGAACTAATAAAAATCTTGCATTATTTCCAGAGACTGTCACATCAGAGCCCGTGATTACTTTATGCTGTTCCTGTTCTTGATCCATAGAGTCATGCGCAGCAACAACTTCTCCTGAATTTTGTTGCACTACATCTTTACTTTCAGCAATGCAGTCAACACCAACTCCCAACGCAGTCGCTATACGCTGAATAGTTTTATCAGTTGGCTTGATTTCGCCATTTTCTATTTTTATCAATACAGGAAATTTTATAGCTGCAGCCTTTGCAAGATACCTGGTATCAATATCTTTTGGCAGCTTAACTTCTGCCAATCTTTTAATGTTTAAAATCATTGATATCCTCTCCTAACGTATGATAAATTCTGCTGTAATCTTCTTCATGAAGGCTCTCGAAATCACCATCTTTTCCAGCAGCCAGAACTAAAATATTTCCAACTAAAATATCTAATACCTTACCTGTTTTATAATCGCGCAAACACCTACAGGGCAATGACCCTTGCAGTTTGCCTTCCTCGTTAACGATTATTACCAATGGCCTTTGATATTCATCTCCAGGCGGAATCGTAATAGTTTCAATATATCCACCAACCAGTCGCTGGATATCTTTCAGTTCATTCTTGAAACGTATCCTGACAGGTTTGCACATCGGCCGGTACCAAACTCCCATTATTTGTTTTTCTGCCATAGCACTTGCCCCCTTTGCCTATATTCAATCATCGGTAACATCAAATGCTCTCCACTACCTACCGGCATCCCTTTTGATATGCCACTATCCTGGTTTTCTTCTTGCAAGATCTGAATATACTCACGCAGATCCATTTCTTCCGGAGCAAATTTTTTTGCAATATCCCACAACGTATCATTACGTTGTACGGTATACGGAACATAGGTTGTGATCACCGGTACCGAGCTGAAGAAAAACCACAGCAAGCAAAGCTCAATGATGAAAGCTGCAGTAATACATGCTATAATAGGGGCGTAAGAGGGTTCGCATACTTTTCTTACGTTTTGCCCTGGTTGACTGTTTCCGCAGCCGCCAGGGCTTTTTCCATTTTTAGCAGCACTCATCATTCTCTACCACCTTTAACCATTTATGTCGCTTGGCCGCTTTAACGAGATTTTTTTCTACCTTTTCCCGACTCTCCGACCAAATACCCTCTGGTCCGCGATACCTTAACCGTTTTTCTTTTCCACCAATCTTTTGATAAAAAATATTCCATCCATTATCAAAAAAATTATGCTCAACAAAATATATCCTCTCACCGTCTGTATATCTCATATTTGAGCACCCCCAAAAACATTACGCATAATAAATTGCATCAAACGTTTACGTTGGGCCATTGGATCCAAAACACACTTGGCATCCATACTGTACCAAATTTGTTGCAATTGACTTAATTTCAAATTTTTAGCAGGCTTCCTGCGATGAATACGATTAGCACCTTTGTTTTTCAAAATAATCACCTCGTTTTATAGTTTCTAAGCATCTTGGATCCGTAACAGCTCCTGTCGTCTCTGCAGACAATCACTGTTTTCTTCTGACTTTCGTCCCATATTTTGACGAAATTTTTCCCTGTCAGATCTCGGCCGCAAATCGAGCACTTTCGTTTTTTGCTCACTATTATCAACCTCCACAACGTCATCAAATAAATGATTCTCAAACGCATATCTCACTGCAATTCTGGCCAGTACGCGGAAAGCATAATCGGTTCGTAAAGCTTCAGGATTTACTACTTCTAACGTTCTTTGTACTGCCATCGGTATCACTCCCTTCCGGAGCCGGAATTTTGGCTTCTTCTTGGGCGGTAAGAAGGGTATCATCAAATAGTTTTTTTGCACTACGTATATTTAGCCCAGTGATTGCTGAGCGTGCGAGATTGATACGTTCATGCATATTCAATTCTTTAGGTTTAGCTGGAACCGATTGAGCTTCTGTTTCACATTTGAGCGGCTCTATCCCCCTTGATACCAGCTCCACGCCAAGAAGTTTGTATGTGTTTAGACCTTCTGCTTCGAAAGATATAACATCATTCTGACGAATATCGAGAGCCTTGATTTCATCCAGAGAAAGATAATGGCATAATTTAAATGGATGCCCATCATTATCGGCAGGTGGATGGAATATCATCAACGCACCGCGATCTTCTGGAATAATAATCCCTACTTTTCTTTTGATAATTTTTGACATAATTAAGTCCTCGCTTTCTTTTTTCTCATTATTGCGACTTTCTGTCTAAAAAAATTTCAATAGCTTCGCCTTTAGAGAGATTAAGAACATCAACCATTCTTTCTACTTCGCCAATTGTAAAATCTCGGCCTTCGCATTCTAATCTTCTGTAGAATGTCGCTGTTGGCAAATTAATCTTTTCTGCAAATGTTGTATTATTTAAACCATTTTCTACAATTTTGCCTTTTAACTTGAGAATATTCATATAAATCACCCCTTTCTTTTTTCTCATTACTGCGACTATTTTTATATTACAGCGTTGCTTTCAGGTTGTCAACATATTTTTCGCGTTTTTGATTTTTATTTTCCCGTTTTTGATTTTTTCTGTTGCATTTTTGATACAGTAAGTTTATAATAAAACTGTAATTAAAACTTAAGCAGCAAGGTGGTATGTATGAATTTTTCAGTAAATGACAG